GATTAACCGCTACAACAGAAGAATTAAATAAGCTAGACGGATTAACAACATCAGCAGCTGAACTCAATACCCTCGGTGGTATTACTGCTACAACAGAAGAATTAAATAAGCTGGACGGATTAACCGCTACAACAGCAGAATTAAATTACATAGACGGGGTAACGTCTAATATACAAACACAACTAGACGCAAAGGCCGACAGTGCAGACATACCGGCAGACATCAGTGACTTAACTGACACAACAAATTTATTAAGTGCTGGCGGTGTTAGCAGTTACAACGATCTAACAGATAAACCCACAATACCTGCAGACATCAGTGACCTAACTGATACTACAAGTATTATTCCGACAGACATCAGTGATCTAACTGACACCGGTGGGGCTTTGTCAGGAGGCGGTGGTGCAAGTTCCCTATCAGATTTAGGCTTAACAGCATCAGCAGCAGAATTAAATAAGTTAGACGGATTAACCACTTCAACAACAGAATTAAATAAACTGGATGGGTTGACCGCTTCAACAACAGATTTAAATAAGCTAGACGGATTAACCGCTACAACAGCAGAATTAAATTACATAGACGGGGTAACGTCTAATGTACAAACACAGCTTGATGCTAAACAAGCACTTGACGCAAATTTAACAGCATTTATAGCAGCAGTAGATTTTCCTACAACAGACGGTAATGATGAACAAATATTATTTACTAATGGTTTAGGACAATTATATTGGGGATCTGTGTCAGGGGGTGGAGGAGCTACTTTATCTTCGTTAGGTATTACAGCAACCGCAGCAGAATTAAATTACATGGACGGTGTAACGTCTAATGTACAGACACAACTAGATGATATTGTATCTACTTCAGGTACTTTTAGTCTTAACTTAAATCAACAGGGAGAATTAGCAGTAGTAACTGGAACTGCAAGATGGTATGCCCCATTTGATTTATCCGTTTCCTCTATTGTTGCATACCTTGCAGTGGCGGCAGATGCCGATGTGTCTTCTAATATTTTAAAAAATAATAGCACTGTTAAAACTGTTACTATTACATCAGGACAGCTTTCTACTACAGTTCCTTCAGCATCATTTAGTATGTTAGAGGGAGACTATATAACAGTGGACACAACAGCAGTAGGATCATCTGCTAAAGGCGAAGATTTAGTAATTCAATTAAAATATAGTCAAGATTAAGACTGATAGGAGTTAAAAATGAATTTTGATTTAGTAACAGCCGATGGAACTACTCCCCACCGAGCTGCATTTGAAAGCGATACTATAAAAGTATGGCGTATTGAAGACGAAGAAGAATTTTATGTTGTAGAACAACCGTGGAAAAATGAAAGCGATGGCTCAAGATCTGCATGGACAGATCTTGCTGAAGGCGTTGCATGGTTTAAAACAGCTAACGGTCACCTGGGAGAATAAAAATGGCTAAGGTTTACAATAACGGGGGGGATTTGAGACAACCAATCGTGATGGAAGATCCTAGAACTGCAAACGATGGTTTCTGGCTCTGGGGAAGAAGGCACGATAAAGATACTCTCACCCCACAATACAATAAAGCAATGAATTGGGCGACTGAAAACAGTGGGTTTGCTACTTTTGGAGACGTTAATTATTGGCAAAATCGAATGGATGGTAATTCCTACTATGCTGGACAAAATCAATTATTGTTGTCCAAGATGACAGTACATTGTAGTGATTGGTATAATGATACTACGAATTATTACAACATCCCAGATGATGCTGCCTGGAGATATATGGATTCTGTTACAGAAGATGGACAATCTTTTACTACCTGGACCGAATACGACAACGGCGCCGGTACCAAAAGAATGGCTATTTGGAATTCAAATGGCAGTTCCAACAGGACTGAGACAATGATGTATGGACATAACCAGGCTCTTACTAGCGATCAAAACTTAGACGAAGTTCGTGTTACAGAAAGTGTGGAACTCTCATATTGGCGAGGTGCATTGACACACCCTTCTTGGACTGACAATGGATATATTTATGCTATGGCAGGCGGCGGTAGTACCAGCAGCAGCAGTTCAGCTTGGGCTGGGCCAAATTATTATTGGCTGTATGCAGGCAATGGCTGGCCTACCAGTTACTCTAATGTACAAAGTAACCCCACTATTGCCGGTAACCTAGGTGCTGTTCAGGTACTTGGACATTCACTTGTTGACGGGAAACCAATCACTGTAAGCATGTCCCACTACGCCAATACAGGTGCTGTTAAAATAACTAAACATACATTTAGCGGCAGTAGTGTGTACGGGACAGAATTGGCACATCTTCAACAAACGGCACCAACGGCAGCAGGAACCCATGCCGGTGGTAACAACTTGAACGGTGATGCCTTCTGGAGTACCTGCTCTAAAACATTTACTGACCCTAGAGACTCAAATAAGAAAGCATTTTATAGAACTTATTTCGATACGAGCGGTGATTTTCACCCACTCGTAGTTACTTGGGATACTACAGATGATTCTTTCCTTATTGAAAATGATATTTCGATAACCGGAAATAAAAGTTCTGTTCATGCAAACTTGCTAGTTAGTACATTTGATACCAGCGGTTTTAAGAGTGATGCAATACTTACAGAGACTTGGGCTACTAGTGGCAACAGATATGTTGGCTATATTCCAATAGACAACAAAGGAACAGATACAGACTCAGCAAAGAGAACAGTAATAGTTTACACTATGAATTCTGCTGACCCTACAGCTCTTACTTATCACTCTAAGGTAACTTTTGCTACTGTTGCAAGAAATATAGTTTGGTTGAATGATGCTAGAACTTTACTCGGAGTTTTCTTTAAAGATAATTTTAAAATTTATTCTTTCAGCGACGGCTCTGGTTGGACAGAAACAACAGAGATAGGTTTTCAAGTTACCTCTTGCGGCAGAGATGCTGATGATAGAATTTGGTATGTTAAAGAAGATCCGGAATTGGGTAATAAGTATCCAGCACTTTATTTGCTAACACCTACGTTACCAGTCTCGGTTACTGTTACACCTGAACTAGCATCATACACTTATAGTGGTTCTAATATTACCTCATATATAGATGTTAGCGCACTTGACACATCTGGTACAAGACTTGCAACAAGTGTTAAACTTGTTATTGAAGGTAGCTCTATGACATTCACAGATGGAACTACTACAAAAACAGTAACTACACTAACATCAGGTGAATTACAGGTAGGTACAACTATTACTGGCTCAGGATACACTAACGTAACAGCAAGCATTGTAGTTTAAGGAATAGATATGGCTACTACTGTAGATTCAGTTTCAGTCACTACCAATATATCAATTACGCCGGCCGCATCAACGCGGTCGGCTAATTTAGTAGCAACAGCATTCAGAAATATCTCTGCTGTAACTCCAGTAACTTTCTTTGTTGAAAATGGTCAAGATACAGATTTCTGGGCAGATGTTCCGACAATAGGGGGAGAGCGTCTTGTTGGTAGTAGTCTTGGGTTTTTAGAATCTACAGATGTTAGCATACCTATGACAAAAGTATCAATAACCGAAGCTAGTTATACTACAGAAATTCTTGATTTGGGTCCTGAATATGCTACACTTACTAGTAGTTTTGATTATTATAGTGAGCAATTTAGATCCTATTGGGAAATGGGAAGAATGAAAATAGCAACGGATGCAGATCCAACAGTAACTTGGCAATACAGTTATAGTGAACCAACAGAAGTTACTCTTAATATATTAGATGAGTCTGTCACAGTGGGGTATTTTGAAAATCAGGGTGACGGTCCAAACTTCCAAATGATAACAGGTGAAAATGATGTAAGGCGTATCAGTACATCTAACATAACTAAAAATGTATTAGGAGCAGGCGCGGTTCAATACTGGAGTTCTTAAAATTATTATAAATAAAAGACATACTTTCGGAAACTAACATGGCACTTAGCACAAGACAAGAACTAATCGACTACTGTTTACGCAGGTTAGGCTTTCCTGTAATTGAAATTAATGTAGACGAAGATCAAATATCAGATCGCATTGATGATGCCTTGCAGTTTTGGTACGAGTATCACTTTGATGGGCGACAGAAGATCTTTATCTCACATGAGATAACCGGTGACACAGTAAGGCTTGCTTCTATTCTTGCTAATCAGTTTACAGTAGGAGAAATACTTAGAGGGGCAACTTCAGGTGCAACTACTGTTATTAAAGCAATAACAGATGTAAGTACATTTACCTGTGAAAACACCAGAGGCACCTTTGTTGCTGGAGAAACAGTAACCGGTTCAGCTTCAGGGGCTAATGCAGCTCTTCATTCTTCTACACCCTTTACCGCAGGAGATATGAGCAACAATTATATTACAGTAGGTGATGGGGTATTGTATGTGACTAGAATGTTCAATTTTGGTGGCGCCACGAATAGTAGCACATCAGGCACAGAAATATTTGACGTAATGTATCAGTTTAGGCAGAATGACTTATATAACTTACTTGGTGCTGACATGACATATTATACAGTAGTACAACAGCACTTGTCAACACTTGAGCAGCTACTAGTTAATCAAAGACAAATTCGTTTTAATAGAAAAATGAACCGCATTTATGTTGATACTGATTGGAGTAAAACATTTAATCCTGGGGATTATATTGTGTTTGAAGCATACAGTATTGTAGACCCTACAGAATTTTCCGAAGTGTATGATGATATGTTTTTAAAGAAATATGCCACTTCTCTTATCAAAAGACAGTGGGGTGAGAACATGAAGAAGTTTGGTGGCATACAACTTCCAGGCGGTGTTACACTTAACGGAGATAAAATATTTGAAGAGGCAATTACTGAAATAGATCAAGTTGAAAGAGATATGCAGTTAAAGTATGAGCTTCCTCCGACATTTATGGTGGGATAAGAAATGGCCACCAACTTCTATTTTCAATCGGGCAATACTAGCGGTACTACTGCCGAACAACGGCTAATAGAAGATCTGATTATCGAAAGTCTAAAAATATACGGACATGACGTATATTATTTACCTCGAACACTTATAGACGAAGACACAATCTTTGATGAAGATACACTGAGTCAATTTGCTCAGGCCTATCCGTTGGAAATGTATCTTGAAAATATAGATGGTTATGACGGTGAAGGAGAATTGTTTACAAAATTTGGTATTGAGTTTAGAGATCAAGCCACATTTGTATTAGCAAGGCGCAGATGGGATGAACTTGTTGCAACTAGTGATGGCATATTTACCCAAGACACTCGCCCCTCTGAGGGTGACTTGCTTTACTTTGAGAAAACACAATCTCTTTTTGAAATCAAACAAGTACAGTTTCAAGATCCATTTTATCAAGCCGGAAAACTTTACGTCTTTAAACTTGTTTGTGACTTGTTTGAATACAGCAGTGAAGTTATTGATACAGGTATTACATCACTTGACAACATATATGAAGAACAAAATCTTGATATGTTGGTTCATCAGTTTCTATTGGAAGATGATGAATTATTCTTGCTTGAGGATAGCTCTTCATTGATACTTGAAACATATGCTGAAGATACAAGCACTGGCAGAACTGATGGAGCGGACTTCCAAGACTTTAATGATTTGGAAGATATCATAGACTTCTCAGAAGTCAATCCGTTCGGAGAAATTGGATAATGTTTAAGAATAAACAATTTTATCATCAACATATTAAGAAAGCTATTACTGCTTTTGGTATGATATTCACAAATATTAATGTTAATCGTGTTGACAAAAATAATGTGACACAGCAAGTTATACGTGTACCTCTTTCTTACTCTACAAAACAAAAGTTTTTGTCACGTATTGCTCTAGTAGAAGATGCGGATGACAGAGCCGAGGTTGCTATTACTTTACCTAGAATGGGTTTTGAGATTCAGAACTTTGAGTACGATCCTGCAAGAAAAATATCTTTAGTACAAAAAAACAAAGCTATTATTGCCGGAGCAGATTCAGGAAAAGTCAGCTCTACATTTGTTTCTACACCGTGGAATATGACTGTTGATCTATATGTTTTTGCTAAAAACCAAGAAGATGGGTTGCAAATTATAGAACAAATTTTACCTTTTTTCAATCCTGATTTTAATATAACGGTCAATGAATTGCCTGAAATGGGTATTAAAAGAGATATTAAAATTACTTTGGATAATGTTGCATATGACGATCAGTATGAAGGAGAGTATGCTTCTAGGATGAGTATTATATGGACATTGAGTTTTACCATGAGATTAAATTTTTACGGATATGTTGCAGATCAAAATATTATACGAGAAGCTGTAGCTAGAGCATATACAGATATAACTGAGGCAGCATCAACTCCTTATACGCAACACACAGCTACTATTACAACAAAAACTGCAACAGCAACTTCACGTATAGAAAGTGGAACTGTTACAACCATTAATGTACAATACCAAGGAGAAGGGTATCTTGTAGCTCCCGACGTGACAATAACTGGCGGCGGTGGCTCGGGTGCAACAGCTGAAGCTATCCTAAAGGATGGCAAAATAATAAGTATTAATGTAACTAGTGGAGGTTCAGGATATAATTCTGCGCCTACAGTTACTTTGGAGAGTCCGCCAGACACAGTAGAAGAACCTACACCGGCTGACCCCTACAGATTTGTTATTGATTTTGAGGAAATATATGAATGAGATTAAAATATGCCTTAAGACGTCGCACTTTAGAAAAGTTGCGCATAGTATATGAATGTGGTTACGTGCATGAAATGTGGGTGTATAATTTGAGAATAAGTAAAATGGGCCAGTATAGTTGGTCACATTATACTAAAGAAAACCGAATAATAGATTTACAGCCTGATAAAATAATTGCCATTTTTGTTATTAAAATCAAAAAGGGTTTTTATTGGTCTAAGCGTAGACCTCCTATAAAAAGAAAACCAAAACCAGAATTAGTTTTGGATCAGTTTAAACCAAAACAACATACGGGGTTTGAATATTGATGAGTACGTTTGATAGTCTAGATGATAAGTTTAAGGTTTCACCAACCAAAGCCTTAGACACAAACTTAAAACAGGTAAGAGAAAAAAATGATTTGCCGGCTCCTGTAACGACCCCTGAAAAAGAATTGGAAGATGATTATCAGCAAGCAAGAGAATTATTGAAAAAAACTGCTGATTATAGTGATGAGGCAATCAAAGGCATTTTGCATATAGCCAAAAATAGTGACTCGGCAAGAGCATATGAAGTGGCGGGACAACTTATTAAAACACTTCAAGACAACGCCAAGGATATGCTAGATGTGCAGGAGAAGAAGAAGAAAGCCTCGGACCGGCCCACACAGGTAGGTTCTGGCGGTGTAACTAATAACAATTTATTTGTAGGAAGTACAAAAGACTTATTACGAGCGTTGAATAAAGATGTTTTAGACCATGAGTGAAGAACGTACCTCCTATCACGGTAACCCTAACCTCAAAAATATAGGGTACGAACATGAGTTTACACGGGATCAACTCAAAGAGTATATCAAGTGTAGCAAAGATCCGATATATTTTATAGAAAACTATGTTCAGATTATTACACTGGACAGGGGTCTACAGCCTTTCACACTATACGAATGTCAGAAGAAAAAAGTAGAACTCATACTTAATAATCGTAAAGTTATTTTGATGGAAGGTAGACAGCAGGGTAAGACTGTAACAGCAGCAGCCTGCATACTTCATTATACTATATTCCAAAGCGACAAGACTGTTGCTATCATGGGTAACAAAACAGCATCAGCAAGAGAGGTGTTGGCACGTTATCAAACTATGTACGAAAACCTGCCTATATGGATGCAGCAGGGTGTAAAGACATGGAACAAGGGTGACGTTGAATTAGAAAATAATTGTAGAATATTCACAGCAGCAACGACTACTTCAGGTATTCGTGGTAAGTCTGTAAACTGGTTGTACATTGACGA